TAATTCGTTCATCTCCTGCTTTACGGAGTTGATAACCTCACGGAAGTTTTCACCTGTTGCGGCCGCTTCCTCCTGAGCTTTCTGATATAACCGGAAGGCCTCTTCAAGCTCGGCTATCTTGGCCGCATTTTCTTCATATGCTGCGGTAGCTTCATCAAGGGCCTCATTGTATACCTCAAGCTCCTGCTTTGCCCGTTTGTAAGCCTCTTCCGCTTCTCTTGCAGCATTTGCATAAGCGTTTCCGCGGTAATCCTTATAAGTTAAGGCCTTCGCCGAATCATATGCCTTTTTTGCACTCTCATATTGTTCCTGTGCAATCCTGGCATTTTGCTCTGCAGCTTCCTTTGCACTCTCCAACGCTTTGTGCTTACCAACATGATCAAGATATTCCTTGTATTGAGCTTCAAGTTTGGCCTGAGCAGCTTGAGCTTCAGCAATGGCATAGATAGAATCTATAAACTTTCCTGCGGGGTTTATCACATCTTCATAATTTAAGGCCAATTCAGGAACCTGCTCATTTAATGCCCCGATGATGGAAAGTATGGCCTGTTGGTTTTCTGATGCGCTTTCGGTAGTGGAAGTCAGCTCCTCTAATTTGGCTATCAGGGCTAAAACGCTTCGCTGTTCCTTTTCGATTTCCTCATATGTTTCTGAATGAGAGGAAGTCATTTCTTCATAGCTTTGCATCAGCTCTTCATGAGCTGCCTTATAGTCGCTCAGCTTTTGTTTCCCGGCTTCATATTCGGCTGTTAAATCTTCAATCTCCCAGCGGAGCGCCTGTGCTTCATAGGAGGTTTCTCCATACAGTTCAACAGCCTTTTTATATTCATCATTGAGTTCCTGAAGCCTATAATACTGCTCCCTGGAAACAGCCGTTAATTCCGCGGCTTCATCTCTCTGTCTTTTGCTGGCGGCAGTAAGCCCGACTATTATACCTGTCAAGGCAGCTACACCGGCAGTCACGGCCATTATAATGTTCACACCTGGTATCGAAGCCGCGAACAGTTGCATCAATGGAATAGCTACCTTCGTTACCGCAACATAAGCAGTAAGGCCGGCAGTAGCAACTCCAATCACTCCTATGAATGCAGTGATTGCTTTTACCAGCTCGGGATTCTTCTCCACAAATTCCGTGATGCTGTTCAAAGCATCCGTGGCAACACCATACAAGCCGCTGAGAGCAGGTGTGAAATTGTCGCCTATTGCAATCTTCAGGTTGTTGTATGAATTCTGCATCATGGTGAGCTGGCTTTGAGTAGTCGCGTATCTAAGCTCCGCCTCTTTAGTGAGCGCAGTATTCTCACTCCATGCCTGGTTGGCCGTTTCAAGGGTACGGTTAAGGAGATCTCCGGAGTTGGCAAGAGACAAAATCATACGCTGCATACGTGCTTCGGTTATACCGAGTTCCGTAAGGGCAACCGTTGCACTCTTGCCGTTTCTCTCCGTATCATTCAGGCCGACAACAAAAGCCTGCAGAGCTTGAACTGCGTTAGTTCCCCATAACCGTGTAAATTCCTCGGCCGTCATGTTGGCAATGCTCGCAAACTCTTCCAAGTCCTCACCAGTTTCAACAGCAGTCATAAGAGTAGATATAAGCCTGCTCATGGCGGTCGAACCTGCTTGAGTTTCGATACCCAATGATGTTACGGCCGCTGCCAATGCCACCATGTCAGCTTCGGACATTCCCGCAAGGGAAGCACTGGCTGCAATGCCCTGGGCCATTTCTGTTATCTTCTGTTCAGTTGTGGCATAATTGTTACCCAGGGCAACTATGGCACTCGCAAGATTGGAATAGAACGACGGATCCATCCGGGTGATATTTGCGAATTGAGCCAGCAAAGTCGCTCCTTCTTCGGCCGTCATGGTCGTTGCTGTCGCCAACATCGCCATAACAGTAGAGAAGTCGAGCAGGTTTTCTTTTGCAATGCCGAGCTGTCCAGCCACTTCACCGATGCCAGCAAATTCTTCAACAGTAACAGGAATATCTGTTGAAAGAAGCTTTATTTCCCTTGACATTGCAGCCAGCTCTTCATTTGTCAGATCGGTAGTTTTCGCCACACCCGTCATTGCTGATTCAAAATCCATGGATGCTTCAGCGGTCGCAGCGAAAAAGTCATAAATTTCTTGTAGAGCTTTTGCAATGCCTGCTGATGCCAACGCCTGGCTAACAGCACTAATAGCAGCGGAGGCTTTGGCACCAAAGTTATTAGCCTGGTCCGCAGTCTCCTCCTGCTTTTTCCGAAGTTCATCAATCTGATTCCCAAGTCTTGTGGTTTCTCCAGTGAGGTTTGAGACGTCAACGCCGGCATCTACCAAGGCGCGGCGCATGTCCTCCAGCTTTTTCGTCTGATTTTCCAGGGAAGCAGAAGTCTTATCAATCTGTTGTTGCTTCGACAGTAGCCTATTTTCAAGAGTAGCAGAAAAAGTACCGGTTTCGGCGATCTCCTTTTGGATATTATCATATTGCTGCTTGAGCACTTCGAGCTTTTTCTGAGTGGCCTCAACCGCGCTCTGCTGTTTCTGATATGCGGATATGTCCGACTGTGTTTTACTGAGGGCCGCTATTTCTTTCTGCATGGAAGCAATTGCGTTCTGTGCAGTCTTAAAGGTGCTGTTATAGCTGCCGCCTAACTGGGCATTCAGCTGAAATAGCATTTCATATTCTTTTCTGCTTGCCATGATGGCCCTCCTTTCGGTTATTTATTTGCCTGTTTCATCTCTTCGACAAGTTTATTACTGTCCCTGATCCAGTCAACCAGCTCCGGAAGTGTTAAAGACAGCCAAAAAGGTACCGGAGTGTTATTTGTTTTTGCCAAAACAAGGCATTGCCTCCGGAGCCATGATCCGCCATCGCCGATTACAACTCCGATTTTAGTAAAAAAGATCTCGCAGCGCTCCTGATTTTGTTATAGTCGGCTATCGGCATAATCTCAAAAGCATCAGCTCCAAGCGGAACCGTGCATGCCCTGGCTGCTATGCGAATGAGATACTCACCGGAGAAAGTCGGTACAATAACCGCTTTCCCGAGCTGCTGCAGCTCATTCTCAATCGCCAGTCCATCTTTACCTGTGAGCTTACCCCATTCAAATGTCAGCTCATTATAGGTCTTGCCCTGGTACTCAAAGGGCTTACGGAATTTATGCGTGTAGGTGTAATCGCTGTTTACAGCTTCTTTCTCTGCAACAGCAAACTCATCCGCATCAACATAAACCTGTTCTTTCTTAACATCGTTACTCATGGTTAATCTCCTTTCTTAAATACATAAAATACCCGGGACGACATTTGCCGCCCCGGGCTTATTGGTTATTTACCAAGAACTCTCCTGACATCGGCCAAGTAGTCAACACCGTTGACATAGCAAATGAAGTTGAGCGGATCGATTTCTCTCTTCTTTACACCGTCGATGTAAGTAGCCCAGTAGCGGACCGCATATTCGCCGGATCCATCCGTAGGAGAAGAGGGGGCGATCGAGCCGCCGGCGTCTCTCTTTGGCACAACTACAAACAGGTGTTTTACCGACTGAACCGTGACTACACCGCCAACAGTGTCTTCCACCTGCTGAGCAACACGCAGATCTATTATGTGCCTGCGAGGTTCGGACAGCTTAATGGCCTGCTCTGTCGTGGTCCGGAAATTGAGGGTGAGGGTCATAGCGTCAAAATGGCCGAGTATTACAGCCTCAATATTGCCGGCAATGCCAGCTCCGGAAATGGACTGCGTAAGAGCGGTAAGGTCGGGGAGGGTAGCTTTAGCCATTCCGAGATATTCAACGCTGTCCTCATATACCGCGAAATTTATGACGCTCTCATCGAATTTCGGCATCTATTATTCCTCCTTCCTTAACCCTGCAGTGCAGCGGTCACATAATTGGCGTCGTACTCAAGTACGAAGTCAATTTCCTGTGCCGGGCTCGGCGGGGTATTGTAGATATGGATTTTGATAATGCCGGCCATCAGATTGGTAAGCGGGTTCTCGCTTTCCTTAAACTCGACACGAGCGCCGAGCAGATAGCCAGAGCCAACCAGACCGTTTAGCCATATGTTGCTGGCATCAACGATCGAATCTATCAGCCTGCGGTTCATGGGTTTGTCGAGCTTGCTCCAGAAGGTCTTAATCAGGGTGTTGCCCTGCCAATCAAACATCCTGGACAAGGGTATGAAATAATCCTTGACATCCGTGTTATTCGGATAGCAAGCGGTGTAATTGCCCCAGCATACCATACCGCCCATGAAATTCAGCGCAGTAACTACGCCGCCGGCATTAAGGATATTGGCCTGTGCCAATGTGAGGTTGACTTCCGTTCCGTCCGCAACAACCATGGCGTCACACTGGAACCTCTTATTGGACGGGCTCTCATACGGGCAACCTTCATTCCTGGTGTCGACCGATGCAATCAGGCCGGCAAGCTGTGTCGACATGTGGAAAGTCTTATCTCCGAGCTTCAGCAGCGGCCAGCAAACGATCATGTTTTCATCAGTGAAGTTCTTTGAATTTTTCAGCGCTACTACTTCGCTGTAATCATCAGCTCCGCCGGCTGCTTCAGTGCTGATGTCAATCAGCGCTTTTGCCCTGAACATACCGTTAATGCCTGCTGCCTTTGTTGCCATAACTGCAGCAACAGCGCTTTCCTGAGAGAATCCAGGAGCGCAAATGAGATCCGGAACGATACCCAGAGTAGCCATGCACTGCTCAATCGCTTCCATTCCTGTTGCGACGGCCGCAGCATTAACAGAACCGGGAGTAACCTTCTTATAAGCTACGTTCAGGCTTTCCGCGCTGTATGCGGCACCGTCAGGCAGAAGCTCAATGTAGCAGTATTCGCCTTCATAATACACAGCATAATCTGTGTCTTTGACATAGGCGTTTCCTGATCCGCCAGCCGGTTTAACAACCAGCGTTTCATCATTGATGGCTTCAATGGGAAGTGCGATCTTGTGATTAACAACATCTTTATCAGCTGCAGCGACAGCTTCATTCATTGTCGCCGGGTTAAGCAGATTTACGAAAATAACAGGCTGGCAGCCGTAAAGATTGAAGTGTGAGTACATGAACTCACATAAAGTGTAGTCATTCCAGTTATCCGAGTAGCCAAGCTTTTCTTTTGCTTCTTCAAAGCTCGTGCAGAGAACAGGCACTCCGACTTTGGTCGGCGAACCGGCGCTCTGTACAGGCGCGATACCGACAACAAAAGGTATGCCTGATTCTGCAACGACAGGAGTTCCGACGCTGGTGGCCTGCTCGAAAACATATACGCCGTGATTAGCCATTTATATATCCTCCTCCTTGCGCATTATTTGCCGGTTGCCAGCTTCTTGTAATACACATTCAGCAGGTTCCCGGCAGTTTTTACTTTTACACGATCCTCAGCGATGGTCTTATCGGTAGAGATCAGCTTCGCAATCAACGGGTACTTTTCGATAGCGGGGGAGAGAAACTTCAACGTCTCCTCAAGAGACCCGCTATAGATTGTTCCGGATTGTATCACTCCGCGAATACTCGGTCCGATATAAACACAAAAAGATGCCGGTTCTCTGACATTATCAGGAACACCGGCATCGTTGGTTTCATCATCCTGCCTTGCCAACTCAATGTCGGCAGGCTTAGATTCCACCATTTCATTTTTCGCAGCCGTTTTAGCTGCAGATGACTTTTTTACAGCCATGGCCTTACCTCCCTTTCAACTGATGGAAGCTTCCATGTGCTTATCATTTCACCAGCATAATAAGGGGCAGTATCATCAGGGTAAATCAGTGTTTCCAGGCCAGCTTCCAGGTCAAGCTGAAATTGTCCCCCGATAACCACCTTTCTCAGCAGGCTGATACGCAACCGCTCCATAAGGTTAACAAGCATTAAGGCTCCTTCCTCTTCATTGTCGTTATAGACGCAGAAGATAGAGCGGACGACTGCTGTTGCGGCCACATTTTCGCCTGTAGGCTGTATATCCTTTCCTGTAATCAGCTGGTGTATGATATATGGCGCTTTCTTTTTTGCTTGACTGCTATCAGGGAGACGCATCAAATGAATATCGGCTGCCCGGCTTCCTTGCTCAGCGTCACCCTTCTGTTTGCTGACGGGCAAAATCATGTCACCGACAGCTTCTTTTGAAAATTCCTTGAGCCGTTCAAGCAGGGTTATCCGATTCATGATTTACCTCCCCATCCGTTGAGGACCCTGGTGATCTCGTGCTCCAAGCGGCGCTCAAAGGTTTCACGTACAGTAGCATCCATTTTCTCAACGACTTGCTCGCTGCTCATCATATGTGCCGTAGATGGCCCGAATTTTTGTTCTATCGGGAAGCGTTTTTCGGTCACGCGCTCAAATACCCCAATAGGCCCGAAAACTCTTGCGGCAAATGCATGCTCCAATACAGCGGTTGCGCCTTCTCGTTTTACCTGTGTCTGGATGAGACCGTTCCTCGAAAATTTCGTATTGAATGTTAAAAGCGGGAGGACGTTTCCGGCGTAAGTGATGCTCATGGAAACAATGCCTCCCGCTTCACTTTTAATATGGGTCTTTTGATGGACATGCTTCATGAAGTCGCCTTTATTGATAGTGTATACCTCTGCTGCAAACTGCCCGGCCCGGGTTTTTGCCGTATCGCTGGCGCGCTTTAAGGCAGCATAGCTGGCCTTCCATATTCCGCCCGGAATGCCGGCAAGGATTTTATTTATGCGACTTAAACTATTGGCGCCGACTTCTGATATGCGTACACTCATTCGTCAATCGCCTCCAGTTCCAAACGAATCATGCCCATCTCGTTGACGGAGTTACCGACATAAAACTCCCGGAAAAATTCTCCGTCTTCGCTGTCGCTGATTTTTATTTTTGTTCCCTTTTCCGGGACTACGCCGCCAAGGTCGGAAGCAGCGCAATGAAGAACTGCGGTAACAAGGAACAGGCCCTGGACATGGTCTGACACAAGCTGTCGTCTATCCTTTTCCTTGATGCCGGATAGTACAACCGGAATGTTCTCATAGGTTACACCATCATGAATAATGGTGTGTAGCTCGGCAAATTCTGAAGGATTGGTAAAAACACGCTTGATGTCAGCTTCCACCATATCCTTAAATCCGCTCATAAGACCGGCTCCTCGGCTCCAAGATCAGGTGGTGCTTCTTCGTCTCCTTCGGATCCTTCATCGGAATCCTCTCCGGATTCCTCTTTGAAATATTCGTCAAGAGCAGCCACCATATCTGCCTTTGACATTCCGACCTTGTAGGAAATTCCGTAATCACTCATGATCTCGCGTAGCTCCGTCGATTTCATGTCCGCGTTGTAGCTCGGTATACCTTTCGGGGCTTCTGTTTCGCTTTTAGAGCTGCTGTTTTCATCGGTAATGTTATCGCTCGGCTTATTGTCTTTAAACTGCTCAGGGGCTGTTGCAACTCCTGTAGGAATGAATTCATTCGCTACATCGACGTATGCAGCTACTTTGAGAGAAACAAGACGTGCCGCTTCAGCATCTTCGACTTGAAAGGCAGGATCACCGGCCCGCTTTGGTTCAATAACCTTATTTCCTGCAGGCCGGTATCCATAAATTCCACTAATTATTTTTATGGTTTTCATAATTGTCTCCTTTCATGTTAATGGTGAACAGCTCATTTCACGACATTTGCTGCATATATCCAGGGTGCTTTCTGCTTTGGAGCGGCCAGAGGACGTGAAGCAAGGCGCAGCTTTCGAGTATCTTTGTCACGGTCAACGATGAATTTCGGCACACGTTTCATTGCAAAGGTGTGATACTCATTGTCGGGCTCAATCTGGGTGATCTGCGCATACATCATGTGTCCGCAATTAGGCGCAGTAACCATAGCGCTCTTAGCAGGGAAATAGGGCTTAGTTACACCGTCATCGTCCACATATGTTTCGCGAACGACAAAAATGTCAAGGTCAAAACCGCCAAAGTTCAGCCTGCCAAGCCAAGATACGCCCGAAGTCCTAAGCTGCGGAGCAATTTGACCGTATTCCATACGCCTATTATCAAGAAGTTTGTAAAGTTTTTCGTCATTCTGAATGAATTGAGCGACAGCGGAACCGATTACCAAATCAGTTGCCGGCAATCCTCTTTCAGCCAAATCAACACACATAGCTGTAACATCACCCATGAAATTGCCGCCTGTATCATCCCACTTGTTTGCTACCGTATAGATAGCAGGGTTACCTTTTGTTGTGTCGTAGTAGTAGATATAAAAGGGTTCACCTTTTGTAGTGTCGTCGATGTAAGCAACAGCAGAGCAACCATTGTTAATCATCGTCTGAGCAGCCATCCACTCTTCACGGCGGGTGATCCTTAAGTCGAGATCAGTAAGGTCCTGCAACTGCAGAGCAGCTGCTCGCTCAGCAGGTGTTGAACCAACGTAAAGAGCTTCTCCGTATCCCCTCTTACGCAGATCGTCCATTGTCAAAAAGCGAGAAGGCGCAATGTACGGAGCCTCAATTTCGTGAACTTCATAGCCCTTTCGTCCAATAGGGATATCACCCTTGCGCTGAACCACGAATGGAGCAAGGCGCCTGTCTCCTTCTCTGTATTCGACTAAAACTTTATCCGCAGCAAAGATATCCGTCTCCGGATTGGTTGGGAAGTACCGATCACGGAAGAAAGTGGCCGGAGGTACAATTTCCTGCACCACGCCAGCCAGGTAATAGGTATCAAAGAAATCAATGTTATTCGGCATAGTTCTTTCCTCCTTGCATTAGTCATGTAATACGATTCCAAGGTAGATGCCACGCTCGCGCAGCTTATCCTTATCATCTTCAGTCATGGTATATCCAGACTTTACGATAAGAGCATCTACATTGAAACATCCGGCAGTGTAGACTGCAACATCGACATCGGCATCAGTTCCAACGGTTACATCATCACAAAGGATACAATCAGGGGTAAGTGTTTCATTTTCAACTGCCTCTGTGCCCAGAATGACGAGTTTACCATCACCTGCAATACCAGAAGATTTTGCAAGTACAGTGCCACGTGCATAAGCGGTTTCAGTAGCAAGCTTTCGAAGAGTACCGGAGTTGACATGAACCGGCGGGGTGATTCCGGCGATCAGGTTGTCATATGACATATCGCCGACTTTTCTGCTAAGAATAGCCATTTACTTATCCTCCTTTTTCTGAATTTTCCTTGCGTCAGCACGGCCTTGTGCCATACGCTGTTCGGGTGTAAGCGGTTTGTCATCATCATCAGCAGCAGGAACAGCTTTGACATTGTTAGCACCAGACGCATTATAATCGTCTTTGAGATTATCCAAAAACTGCTTTCCCTGTTTCGCCTGCATTTGCATAGCACGGAAAGCCAGTTCCTGAGCTGAACAAGCTTTTTCTCCGTATTTTGCTTCTTTCACCAGGTCAGGATCACTGATTGCAGATGCGATCTCATCAATCTCCTGCAAACGCTTCCGCTCTGCCTGAACTGCATCATTAACAGCCTTCTGCTCTGCAGCTTTCTGGTCAGCAGATGCGGCAGCTTTCGCCTCGGCTTCGATCTGTTTTACCAGCTCCGGGTATTCAGCCCTAAGCTCTTCAATAGTTTTTGCCATGGTTACATTTCCTCCTTCTTCGCTGCCGGTTTCTGCCGGCATGTTATTATTTGTCTTAACCGGCGCATTTGCACCGGGGTTGACCGTTTGAATATATTCAGGCAACTTCGATGGAAGCGGACTCATTAACCGAATCGCACGCCCATTCACATAAATAGTGCTTCGGTCTGCACTGGCTGCTATACTGACCGGTTCAGCATCATCCAGTAATTCATCCGCAAAACCTTTGTCAACAGCTTCTTTACCTGTCATATAAGTGGTTTCATCCATCATGTGTTTAATTACAGTTTCCGAGAGATTGGTTTTGCGCTTATAAATTGATACCTGGGCTTTGTCCCAGGCGTCATTTGAATCTGCTATCTGCCGCAGTTCATCCGCATTATACCAGCCGAACAGGAGGCGTATACATTTATGTATCATGATGATACTTGAGGGGTTAACTCGTACCGTATCACAAGCACACATGATAAGCGAGCCTCCGGACATTGCCATTCCGTCTACGATACAGATCAGTTTTTTGCCTTTGGCCGCAAGTTCCCTGAGCCGGTTATGAATGAGTATGGCAACACCGGCATCGCCACCGATGCTGTTCATGCGGATAATAATTGTCTTTGCACCCTCAATGGATTTGAGATCTTCCAGGAACTCACTTTGAGTTATAAATTCTCCTTCGATCGGTTCTCCCCACCAATCAGTAGGCTGTTGCTCCACGATTTCACCATACATGGTTATCTCGGCAGTATCGCCGTCGACAATAGCCATGGTATAGCAGTTGCGCTCAATCTTGATATTGGGGAGCTTTTTCTCAAACATGCCTGACAAAATATTAGGCATCCGTCTCACTTCCTTCCGTATCATTATCAGCAAGCGTGGCCATGTAATTGCCGCCGCCGGCTTTCTTAAGCAGCTCGTTTTCTCTTGCCAGCTGTTCCAGGTTTTCTTCCCAGTCGCCACCGTTCAGCTCAACTGTCACTTCTTCATGTGTCTTAAATCCACGGTCGACATACATAATTGCTGCCTTTGCCTCTTTGGTCGGATCGAGCTGTCCTTGAGCCGGGCCTATCCATCGAGCGCCGCACCAGGCCATGCGAACGAGAGGATCACTGAAAAATCCGGGTGCTTTTATGCGACCCCGGGCCACGGCTTCCGTTAACCAGAGCTCATATATCGGCTGGCAGAAATCATTGACAAACCACTGTCGGCGCATTTTGAATGCTTCCCAGGCATGGAGCAGGGCACCGCGGCTTGCTGAATAGCTTGAATTGAAATTCTTTAAGAGGATGTCCTTCGGAATCTCAAGAGCTGCTCCGATAAGCTCGCATATCGTTTCAACAAAATCTTTGAATCCGGATGTAGGTATATTGGGGTTGCCGAACACGATATCCTCATTTTCTCCCAGGTGGTTAACCGTTCCCGGTCCCATTTCATATTCGTTGTCGCTTGTTGAAACCTCTGCCGGCTCTTCACCATCCAATCCGACAATATCTCCACCGGCCTCATTCACCGGAATTTCCGTTGTATCAGTATTTGTCTTTATCCACGCAGTAAAGAACGACTGAACCAGCGCTGCCATCAATTCACTCTCCGTATAACGGCGAAGCTGCAGCAATTCCTCAATTACTGGTGCTAAATAAGTAACCCCACGGTACTGGTCAGGCCTTTCCGAATCCATGATATGCAGTATATTTGGCAACCCGGTTAATTCACCGTATGCCGGAACGCGCACCCATTCTGTTTTTTCTGTTGTCAGCTGATACGGGTATGTATTCCGGACATAATAGGCCACGATCATGCCTTCCTTATCCACTTCAACACCGTCAAATATTCGATTACCGTCCTTTGTCTTGCCATCAGTAATGCTTGGCGAGATAAGGGTTGCATTGTCTGTCGGTGTTGAAACGCGGTCAGCTTCTATCAAATGAACACGCAGGGAGTAGGGGGATATTTTTGTCGGTTCGTACCGCTTAATCAGTGCGAACACATCGCCGCTCATTAACCATGATTGGAGTGCGAGCTGCTGTAAGCCAGCAAAGTCGTTAACACCAATAGCATCACAGTTTTGCTTATGGTTCGCCCAGAGCGCAAACTCAGCTTCTGTCCTGCGCTGCCA